CAGCGGTGGTCTATCTTCTTTCTTTAGTTTGGTATACTCATCCACAACCTTAATAGATTGTGTGCGAAACTCCTGCACAGTAGTAACGGGCACAAGACCCACACGCTTTACATCAATGCCACGAGAAACCATCATGTCTTTTGACACCGCAGATTCTGTTTCAAAATAGATTACCTGAGCATCAGGATTACTATTCAGGAAATGTTTGACGATAGAGAGGGCGAAGAATGTTTTACCAGTAGAGGATTCGCCAGCAAGTGCGGTGATTTTGTTCGATGGTAATCCCCCAAAAATACTCCCACTAATAAGAGCGTTGAGAATATAACTGCCTGTATCAACAAACCCGTCGCAATCGCCCGTTGCGATTCCGTCATCCGCCACACTTGCAAACTCATTATCTAACTCTTTAATAATAGATTGTAAAAAACTCATAATGCCTCAAAAGAAAAAACTACTTAAACTGCCTTTGCGTTCGTATTGCCAGTCAATACATTCTAGCACAGTTTTCAACGGTTCGAGGAAACTCTTCTCAAACTGTAGCGTATAGTCGATATATTTGTCAAGGTTCAGTTCCTTCGGCAGTTGTTGAAAGAACGAGATGACATTCTCACTGATAGGATTTGGCGTCTTCAGATAGATAAACTTAATCTTCTCTCCTTCTTGAATGACAGGATACTTGTGCTCCAGATTGTTCTTACGAATGTAATAGTTATACAGCAAAGCACCACGCACCTGAATCGGTGTTGACTTCTGATAAATGTCAGCAGCACTGCGATACTTCTTCAGACCATTACATCCACGAGGGAAAGCAATGTTTAGATAGTTCTGTTTCTTTGTGTCTTCTTTGATTTCATTGATGAACTCAATCAAGTCATCGTTAGTTTTAGTGATGATGATTGTATATGCCTGCTCCAGTTTGTCGCGGAAGTAAGCTGGCGTGGAAGAACGTGCAGTTTCCATACCACAGATTTTCATCTTAGGTTTAGTATAACGCACACCTTCACTATCCCAGACGCTGAGAACATAGCGTTTCTTGGCAGTCCAGAAACCACGCTCAGCAATGTTCTCACGCTTCATCTTCATCTTCTGGTCGTAGGCGTTGAGGTAGTCAGCCAGTTCTTGGTAAGAACTTTCAATAAACTTTTCAAGTTCCATCGAAGCGACCTTATCAAGGAACGAGACAATGCTCTCAGAAGTTTTCTCTCTTCCTTTGTATACAGTTTCAACCAAAGGACCCAGATTAAGATACATAGAATCAGTGTCTGAAGCAATAACATAATCAACATCCTCTGTTTTTAAAATTTTATTAAGATAAGCATTCATCTTCTTTTCAATCCAGCGAATAGATAGCTGACCAGAAAGAGTGATTGCCTCAGCGATTTCAAGTTTGTAATAACGGAAGTGCTCGTTACCGATAGCACCATAGGCAGAGTTGAGTTGAATCTTACGTGCCATCTGAATGTTATTACAGCGAGCAATCTCTTTTCTCAACTCAACCGTTGGGGTCTTCTCATACTGCTGCTTGGCAGCAAGCATCTTCTTTTTGTAGATGGTGCGGTCTTCGTAAATCTTCTCCATCAGCTTGGGAAGGAACCCCTGCTGCTTGGTGGTGTAATGCGTTCCATTCGCGCATAGCGTCTCCCCTACGAGGTCTGAGGTGTCGAACCCCTTATCCAGCAGCATGTCAACGTTGACGCTGCTACGGCGGTCTAGGAGGGTCTCAGGCGACAGGTTGTATTGCATGATGAGGTGTGGATACAGTGAGTTCAAGTCGAAGTTCACAATCCAGTCATACATGCCAGGAATCGGTTCCTTCACATATGCACCAGCATACTTAGCATCCTTGACGCTATCTTTCTTAGGAGGAATCACAATACCCATCTTCGCCAGATAGATGAAGATGATGTTATCCCACATACGAACCTGAGAATATACATCCTCATAGTTTACCTTAGCGTCGTATGCCATCGTAAACGCCAGCTCAATCAGTTTCATCTTGTCTTCCAGTTGGTCAACAAGGCGAACGTCATGAATGTTATACATCACAAACTTGTTCCAATCTTTTGTATAGAACTCCTTGAAAGTATCAAACTCAGAGTGGTCGAGTTTCTTGGCGTCAAGTTCTACCGAACAAATATGGTCGAGTCGGTATGATTCTTGATTAGTATATGTGAACTTCTTGTAGAGTTCAAGGTAGTCTAAACAAGCAACGCCAGGAATATCATATGCAATCTGTTTGCGACCTTTGATATAAATCTCACGAGAAGAGATTAGTTTCCAGGGCGACAGAAGTTTTGTGTGGTCTTCACCCAGCATTCTATCCATGCGGCGGCAGATGTATGGAATATCGAATAGTTGAACATTCCAACCTGTAATCACATCTGGAGTATTTTCCTGCCACCAACCGAGGAAGCTAGAAAGGAGTTTCGTCTCATCGTTACAGTGGATGTAATCAACCTGTCTGTCTTCATTCTTGAAACTTTTTGATCCCCAGACAGTGATGCGATTTGTAAAAGAATCACGGATAGAAATAAGGAGAATCTCTTGGTCTGCTGATTCAATATCAGGGAAACCATTCTCTGCTCCAGTTTCAATATCCAAAGTAAATGTGCGGATGAGAGAAGAATCGAAACGAATCTCGTCATCAGGATATGCCTCGTTGATATACTGATATAAGTATCTAGTATTTCCGTGAATTTCAAATCCTTCTACGCCCTCATATTGATTGATAAACTGACGACAATCATTAATAGAACCAGGGCATACCTCTTTGAGGTAACGCCCATCAAGGCTCTTATGATCCGTCTGTTTATTACAGGGGATGTATAGTTTGGGATTATAGTTTACACGATACTGAACACGATCACCATTTTCATATCCACGAACTAGAATGCGATTCCCCGCTTGTTCAATGTTCGTATAAAACTTCATGCGTCAACCCACAGTCTTCTGATAGCATTCTAGCACAAGATGACCAGGATCGCAAATGGTCAGAATGTCTTCTGACCTGAGATACACCTGAGATTGTGTAGTATACCTAGGAAATTTTTGAAGAGTGATGTAATCTGATTGTGTAGTGATTACTTCTTCTCCTGTCTTTTCATTGATCTCAGTTTCTACCGATTGTTCAATAAAGACCGATCCTTCTGGCGCAACATGTTTTTGTTCTCTATTTGAGTAATCCCAATAACTCATATCAATAATACGATACGGATTAGTAAGAAGACACTCAGGGATTTCTTCTCTTTCCTCAATCTGCGCTATCAGATAATCCTGATTCTTCAGCACTATCACTTGAATCAGTGGTTGATACGGCGTCGTTGTCATTTAGTTTGTCTCCAAATCGTTCAGTAAATACATCTAAGATACCTGGCTCTGGATCACCAATAGCAATAACACTATTATATGGGATCCTAAAATCTTCACTAATAGAATAAGGGAACCATTTAGTATAGTTTACATTAAACTGTGAAGGTGTTCCATCAGGAGAAACTTCCCCAGATGGTTGCATTGATAAAAGATAAGGACATCTAATAACTAGACAAATACCTTTACCTTCTTCGTCTGTTACTTCTCCAACTGCCGCGATGATTCGTTCACCCGTTTGGAGCATTAATACTTTTGGAACCATGATAGTAAACAATAGTTATTATTAGTATAGCATAAAATTAAAAAAGAGGCAAGAGCTGATAGTTGCCAGCCGTGCCCCCGATTGCCGACGATATTTGGGTTGCCCCGCGTCTATTTATCCTTCAGTTAGAAGCTCTTGTCTGCCAGCACCGATATTGTATGTAGTGCGTTTTTGGTGCTCGGGAATAACTTTCTCCAATGAGATTGTTAATAGACCATCTGCAAAATCTACAGAGGATACTTTGACATCATCTGCAAGTTGCCAGCTGTGGGAGAATGAACGCTTGGAGAGACCTTTGTGAACATACACTCTTTCAGAATCTCGTTTCTCAACCTTAGAGGCAACTCTGAGAATGTTTTGTTCTGTAGAG